CAACAAGGACGCAGAACTGTGAAACTCACCAAGTCACAAGTAGCTATTGCTAAACGATTAGGGGTGCCACTAGAGGAATACGCTAGATACGTGAAGGAGGATAAATAATGAGTACAATTAAGAGAACTTCACGAGAGTCTGAGACTAAGGTAACTAAAGAAGCCAAAAAAGCTTGGGCTCCACCATCCAGTTTGGATGCGCCACCTGCACCGAACGGGTACAGCCATAGATGGATTCGTACTACCGTTCAAGGTTTTGAAGATACAGCTAATGTATCTAAAAAAATGAGGGAAGGTTGGGAATTTGTAAAAGTCGAACAAGTTCAAAACGAGATCGGCACTAACAAGTATCCTTACTATACCGAAGGTAAATACGAGGGGTGTATTGGAATTGGGGGCCTTGTGCTGGCAAGGATACCAAATGAGATTTTGGAAAGCCGTGCGGAGTATTTTAAAAGACTTACGCAAGACAGAATGAATGCGGTGGACAATGATCTTATGAAGGAACAGCACCCAGACATGCCAATCAATATTGATAGGCAGTCTAAAGTGACCTTTGGTGGTGGAAGCAAAAAATAATTTTGCAATAGCCATTAGGGTTTAAAGTAAACTGTTAAAAGGAGAAACATAACATGGCAAACGTAAGTGAAAAGTTTGGTCTAAGACCTTACAGAAAACTAGACGGTACACCATTAGTTGGAGCTCAAAACAGATATACGATTGCGTCAGGATTAGCAGGTGCGATTTTCCAAGGAGAAATGGTTGAACCATTAGGAACTGGAAATATCCAAAGGCATGGTCCTAACACATCTGATGCTGTTATAGGCGTTTTTAACGGATGTTTTTACACAGACCCAACTACACAAAAGCCAACATACAGTAACTATTATCCTGGCGGAATTGCTGCTAGCGATATTACTGCATTCGTCATTGACGATCCAGATGCAGTATTTTTAGTAGATGCTGATGAAGCTTTCACAAGAGCTGATCTGTACAAGAACTATTCTGTTACAAATACAACGGGTGTAACAACAACAGGATTATCGAAACAACAACTAGACGTTAGTGTTTCAGGAACTGCAACTACTTTCGCTATTCAAGCGATTGATATTTGTCAAGATCCAGAAAACTCTGACACTAGTTCAGCAAACGCAAATATTCTTGTTAGAATCAACAACCACTTCTACAGAAGTGGAACAGGTATAGCGTAAAGGAGAATAACCATGGCAATATCACGATCACAACTAGTTAAAGAACTAGAGCCAGGTTTGAATGCTTTATTCGGCCTGGAATATAACAGATATGAAAATCAACATGCGGAGATTTTCAATACTGAAACATCAGACAGAGCTTTTGAAGAAGAAGTAATGTTGAGTGGTTTCGCTTCTGCACCAACTAAACAAGAGGGTGCTGGAGTAGTGTTTGATACAGCAGGTGAAACTTTCACAGCTAG